CGGCTTTACCTCTTTGCACGTCAGGGCAGCTAACATCTTTTCGTTGCGGTCAAAACGCTCCATGATACGCTTCATCCACATCTCGAAAGTATCGGTATCCAATAAGCTCATACTGGAATACTTTTATGGGTGAGTAAATAGTTTTTTCTGAACTCATCCAAGGTTTGCGGATTGCAGGAAACAACTCTCTGACGTATGCACTTCTCGATATCGGATAACCGGTACAGGCATTTGCTGCGTATCATGCTATAAGAAATCGTACGATCTTTGCGCATACGCTGAAGGGTACGTGTGCTTATTTTAAGAAGGTCGGACAGTTCCTCACTGGTGAGCCATATTTCAAGTTCTTGCGCAGGCACATTTTCTTTCTTGAAAACATATTCCGCAATCCGGTCGATTTTATTGGCCAGATTCTTGTAAACCTCATGGTCTAATGTTATGATTTCCATTTTTTGCTGTTTGATTACAGTGCAAAAATGTGGATTGTGGTTAGGGGGGATTCACAGGTGGTTACCTACCTGTGGAAGATTTTCAGTAAAGGAGGAGAAATAATACACAAAAAGCCGAAGGGTCATACTGTTGAACCAGTATTAACCTTTCGGCTTTCAATTCCTTCGAAACCGGAGTATCAATTCATCGTTGTTGCTGTCCCCAACTGAACAATTATTTGAGAGTGTTTTTTAAAAGATGTAGAAACTTGTTTTGCTACCCATTGTCGAAAAAGAGTACAGATAGGACTGTCCATCCGGTAACATAAAGCAAGGATCACTTCCAGATTGAAATATTCAACTATACACTTTTTACCGTTCTCCAAGGTATGAGGGCATTCTTTTTTCACCTCATTTTCCAAAAGTCCACCGGATTTAAAGAGCGATTTCAGGTTAGCTGCCACAGAAGAATGATAAACATTGAACAAAGAGGCGATCTCGTTCTTTGTCATCCAGACAGTCCCATCTTCAGACAATTCAATGGAAACTTGAATACTTTTTGAATTGGTATTCCTGATTGTTATTGTCCCGCGTTTCATCTATCCTGTTTATTTAATGCAACTTTTTCTATCTCTTCCAGTTTACTAGAAAGCAACTGCATATCCCTGCTAATTTTTTCATTGGTTATGCGGGCATATATTTGGGTGGTTCGGATATTCGTATGCCCTAACATTTTAGATACGGTTTCGATGGGTACACCTTTGGACAGAGTGGTTGTCGTGGCGAAAGTGTGGCGTGCAAGGTGGAAGGTTACATTCTTTTGGATGCCGCACAAGTCGGCAATTTCCTTCAGATAAGAGTTGAGCTTTTGATTGCTTAACACCGGAAGCAATTGCCCTTTGGGGAGTTTCCCTTCGTATTTTTTCAGGATAGTTAATGGAATATTCAGCAAAGGCACATTAACAGGGGTATCGGTTTTCTGACGGTGCGTCATGATCCACTGCTTCCCGTCAAAAGAAGTACAAATATTATTTGCGGTCAGTTGTTTTACATCAATATAAGCCAGACCCGTGTAGCGATAGAATGCCACAAAAGCAGTCTGATGCAAAACCAAGTAAGTGGTACGTAATCGGTTGTAACTTAGTAGCTTTTCTATATTTTGCGTTTTGCATAAGAATCCGAATATAGCAGATTATAGCGAGCTTTCCACTACCAAACCATTACCTGTTTCTGTTGCATGGGAGGAACTTTATCCTGTTGTTTTAAGGCTCTGGACAATGCAAAGATAGCATTAACTCCTAAGTTTGAATAAAGGTTTTGCTTCTCCGGGTTTTGTTGCCCTGTTTTGCCAAGGTTTTCATATCAAAAAATGACCTGAATGAATGTTTTTTACACTCAAAAATCATTATCGTATGAAAACAGAAATGAAGGTGCTACTCTACCTGAAAAGAAACGGGCAAGATGAATCAGGACTATGTCCTTTGATGGGAAAAATCACGGTGAAAGGAAAATACAATTCCACCGCCCAATTCGGATGCAAGATTAAAATCAATCCGAAGATATGGAACGCCACTTCACAACGTTGCACAGGCAAAAGCCATACAGCAATCAGGACGAACAAGGAAATCGAATTACTCTTGTTATTGCTTCGCGCTCGTTTTAATGAGTTGACGGATCTGAATGACAAGGTATCTGCCGAAGAGGTGAAGAATGCCTTTCAGGGAATAGCTGCTGCACAAATGACCTTGTTAAGGCTCTTTGGTGAGCATAACCGGGAATATGCCCTTCGCGTAGGCGTAAACCGTACGGCAAACACTTTCTACCAATACAAGAATACCTACCGTCTTCTTTCCAAATTCATTGCATTTAAGTATAAGGTTTCGGATGTAACTGTGAAATCATTGGATACATTATTCATAGAAGATTTTCACCAATTTTTGCGGATCAATGAGTCACAGAAGCCTAACACCATACGTGGACACATTAATCGCCTGAAGTCTATCGGATATATAGCGGTGCACCGTAGCCTTGTTACGCAGAACCCGTTCAAAGACTTTTCACCCGATAAGCCGGAACGCAAACAACTCTATTTGACCCAGGATGAATTGAGCCGTCTGATGAACGCCATCTTCGATACCCCAAACCGTAATTTCACCCGTGACATGTTTCTCTTTTCAGTGTTTACAGGTTTTTGCTATTGCGATATGTGTAACCTGTCGGAAGAAAATATCGTCAGGGATAGAGATGGAAATCTTTGGATAGAAACCAACCGTCAAAAAACAGGGACACCGGAAAACATTCGTTTGCTGGACATCGCCTTGCGAATTATAGAAAAATACAAAGGACTGGCCTTAAACGGAAAGTTGTTTCCGATGCTATCTAATACGAGCATTAATCCCCACTTGAAAAAAATAGCCAAACAATGTGGCATTACCCGTAACCTTACCTTCCATATGGCCCGCCATACTTTCGCCAGCCAGATCTGCCTGTCGCAAGGTGTTCCTATCGAGACCGTCAGCCGGGCTATGGGGCATAAGAATATCACGACCACACAACGCTATGCCAAAGTGACCAATGAGAAGATAGATAAGGATGTTACCGTTCTACATGCTAATATAGCAGATAAATACTCCCTGTGCAGTATTGACTGTGCACCCTCCACCATACTTAAAGATATGAGCAAGAGAAAGTATCGTCCTGCTAAGAAAATAGAATGCAAGGAAGTTTAAAAATGGAATACAAAGAAGCATAGGAATAGAATACAAGGATGTATAAGGATAGAATGCAAAAATAAAACAAAAGTGATAGAACAGCACAAATAGAATAAAAGATGTATAATAAAGGAGATATATAGTATGCGCAGTACATTTAGAATCCTGTTTTACGTAAACAGACAAAAGATAAAGAAGAACGGTATGTGTCCGGTTATGGGACGTATTACCCTTGACGGTAAGGTCAGTCAGTATTCTACAGGTGAAGAGATAATACCCGGGCTTTGGGATGCAAACAAAGGCAGGGCTGTTGTTCGGGGAAAGAACTCCGAAGAGGACAAACACCTTAAATCGATTAACAGGCAGTTAGATGAATTGGAAGAGAAAGCGAAACTCGCCTATAAAAAGAGTATTGATACAGCAGGCTATGTTTCGTCCGAAGTGATTAAGAATGCCGTTACAGGCAGAGCGCAAGCCAAAGAGACCCTGCTCACCCTCTTTGACGAGCATAATCAAGCATATGCCAAACGGGTAGGTATAGACAGGGTGCACCATACTTATATGCGTTATCTGACTACCCGTAAACACCTGTATAATTTTTTGCAGTATAAGCATGGATTGGAGGATATTACGCTCCGTTCACTGGACATGCAGTTTATCAACGATTTTCAATTCTATCTTTCGACCGTACTGCGTCAAAAAACCATTACCCTAAACGATTACCTGATCGCCCTGCGCAAAATAGTTCGCCTGGGTCTGAAACAAAAGACCTTGAAACGAGACCCGTTTTCAGGTCATAAACTGGAAGTACCTCTCGTGCAACACCGCTACCTAACAGGCGAGCAATTATCAAAAATAATGCGGATAGAGCTTCCAACTTATCGGCTGTGCCATACCAGAGACCTTTTTGTTTTCTCTACTTTTACGGGTTTGGGCAGGGCGGAACTCTCGAATCTGTCCTCAGGAAACGTCATCACGGAAAACGACGGTTCCAAGTGGATATACATAGCCAGGCAGAAGACAAAAACCGAATGCCGGATCAAATTGCTGGATATTCCCATTAAAATAATGGAGAAATATAAAGAGGAAGGTAAAAACGGCAGGATGTTTTTTGTTCCGGGGACCAGCAGCCTGTGCCGCAGTTTGAAGATAATAGCAGATATATGCAAATTGGACTGCCATCTGACGTTTTATATGTCCCGCCATACCTATGCTACCGAGGTTTGCCTGTCAAACGGTGTACCGATAGAAACCATAAGTAAGATGATGGGACACTCCAATATTCGTACAACCCAGATATATGCAGAGATAACCAACCAAAAGGTGAAGCGCGATTTTGACAGACTGTCTGAACAGACCAAAGACAAGTACTCCCTACCTGAAGACAATATGCCTGTTCGAGTCTATCACAGCGGGCGGTATAGCGGTTGGAAAGAAAATAAGAACATAAACGAGGCTAAAAACAACGTAAAAGAAAAAGAAAATGGAACGAGAAACACGAAGAAAAATGCAACGGGGAATACTAAAAATCAGTGATAGTGGAATCGTATCGATGGATGCCGACATACGGATGACTCCTTATGAGATAGCCGACCTGTTCGGCGTATACCTGCGGACTGTGAACGCCAATATTAAAGCTATACTGAAATCGAGAGTTATTAAGACCGTTTTTAATAAAGGAGCTGTACAATCGGGCAGCATTCTTATTGCCGACTATTATGGACTGGATATGATAATAGCTTTGGCTTACCGGATACACGTTCCTAAAGCATCAGTTTTCAGGGATTGGGTAATGACCCGTTTGTCTGCTCCAGCCAAATCTGTGCAGTCAAAATCGGTTCAGGTCATATATTTCAGTCTGCCTAACAATTCTATTTCCAATTAAAAGCGGATGTCCAAAAAGTAAAATAAAGGGAAGTGGGAACTTTCTCAAACATTCCCCTGCAAACGGTTAATGCCGTGTCGGCCATTTCCATTACAAGGGCAAAGGAAGTTTCGGGTTTCTAACCCGAATGCAAGGTCAAGCCGCAAGCGGTTTTACAGGCAATCTTCCTCTTGTTTCACGGCGAGCGTATTTCCCGTAAAAACTTTGCATTCGCTAAACCCTGCACCGAAAAAAGCCCCGGCAATGAAAACGACCGACCCGATAAAGACGCATAGCGTAACTGACAGGGAAAATTGTATGCATAGGAAAGCAGATGTTTTTTAGGAAGTTCAATTTGTTATAATGGCAATTTCAACTCCCTTACCTCCAATCCGCATAGCGCATTTAATCAATAATAAAACTTATTCAAACGCTTTCCTGTGATTCCTTTCCAGCATAGCCTGAATATCGGATTCCCGGTATAAGGTTTTTCCTCCAAGGGCGATATAGGCAATCTGCCCGTTTGTGCGCCAATCCTGTAACGTCCTTCGGCTGACTTTTAGTCTGGTTGATACCTCTTTATCGGTCAGGTAGTGTTCACCACCCAATGGCGGGCGATGATTGGCTAAGGTCTGAATATCCTCTAACATACGATCAAGAGATTTAAAAAAGGAGACAACGCTCCGGCTTTCTTTGTTTATAATTTCACTCATACAGTTGGATTTTAGTGGTAGTTGGTTATTGTTTATGGATAACAGCACTCTTTTCAAACATCCGTTGTACATCATCGGGACAATAGAACATTTTGTGTCCTATTTGCGAGTAGGGCAACGTACCATTGTCCCGGTATATTTGTAAAGTTCTTTTTGAAATGTTCAGCAACTGACATACATCCTGATTGTCTAACCATTTTTGCATACTCTTATCGCCGCTGTGGACACACATTGTTTCAACTCGTTGGGCAAATGCTTCGAACCTTGCCATCATAGACTCGAAAGTCTGTTTTTCTACATTTATAATTTCCATTCTCCTATCTGTTTTAATTGATGAATAATTCACTTTTCCAAACGCTCTATTCGGATTCCGATATGGCTGAAACTCGCTGTTTTGCCTTTTCCAACTTATTTTCGGTAGGTAAAGAAAAAGTAATTTATGGCTAGAACAATGGATTTAAAATAGTTGGCAGCTTGTGGCTTTTGTTTGGCAGCGAGTAGCGTTGAAAGCGGCAAAAAACCTCCCTGAAGCAAATCAAGGAGGCAATCTGAATAAAACCGGGTGATTCCATACCCTGTGGCTATTCTGCCGTTGGATTTATGTTGTTTTCCCGGTAGATCGTGTTTATCTCATCGTGGAACATTTCAAGATGATTCAGCAGGATATTTTCCACATAACTGCTCATCGTTGCTTTGGAATCATCCATAAGATGAACAATCCGCATCAGCTTCCGATGAGTGGAGGAGGTAATGTATAATGGTTTACGATATGTGAAATCCACCCGGGTGAAAAAGCATATCTGGTAATCCTCTTGCAGTTTATGTTTTTACCTATGACCTGAATGATACGCAGAATACGGTCATGGTAATCCTTACGCACGTAAACGAGTTAACCAGAACGGACAGACATTTCCGCAACCCGGATAAACAGTACCAGATATTCATTTTCGTTTTCCAAAACGTCTTTTTGTCCACGAGCTGTGGTTTTCTTTTCTTTCTGCGGAGTGGAAGACTCTTTCTCTTGGACTACCTGTTCCGGTACATCCGGTTCGTTGACACGCTCTTCCGGCGGCGTATCGGAGAAAAATACCGGAGGCAGATCCGGACGGAAAGATTCGATGATTTCCCCTGCATTTACATCTACCTGAAGTTTCTTCGCCATGATTCCTTATTGTTTTAAAATGGTTAGCAGTTCGTCCGTTAATCTGTCAATGTTACTATAGGACAAAAAATATAATCCATGGTGGCTATTGTATTGATGATGCCTGGATTATTCATGGTACCGGGTAAATCGAAGAAAATAAAATCCAGCCCGGCCTCTGTCCCGATCAGACGTTCGGCAACACCGGGGGCTTCTTCCGGTTTGCTGCACACTATCGGATAGGCTTTCTTTTTCAACCGTTTGAACTGC